ATGGGAGAGCCTGGGGGGGCGGATGGGTTTTCCGCTGTCGCAGCGGTCGATCCGGGAGCGAACCCCGAAGCGCAACTGGACGAGGAGCCTCAGGAGGTCAGCGAAGCGCCGGCCTATCGCGTGGATGACCTCACCTTCCTGTACCTCACCCATGAGGTCTATCTGGAACCCTACGTTTCCTGCCGTCCGAAAGTCCTGGGCGAACGTTCGTATGTCGCCTGCTGGAACGAAACCTACTCCGGCCGCTCCCCGCTGAACTTCTGGGAATACGACGGGGGTGACTTCCTCGCCCTCAACGACCCGGCACGTGTGTTGGCCGAGGGGAAGTTCGCGAGCGAGCAGCACATCGGCGAAGCGCCCCTGCCGCTGCCTCTGGATATCGATCTGGACCAGTTGGAACGGGCCTACTCGCTGATGATGTAAGGAAGAGGAACCTTCCGGCTGCGTCTCCGCCGAAATCCATGGGGCGCTTCCGATCTTTCCCGGGCTTTACGCGGTAAAGCCTGAAAACAGAAAGCCCCTGGCACTGGTTGGTGTCAGGGGCTTTTGCATTGGGATCTGGAGCGGGCGAAGGGAATCGAACCCTCTAAAACAGGGGTTTGAAGCATTCCGATACGTTCCAATGCCACTGTTCTCGCTGTTTAGATGTTTCACTCCGTAGCTCTTCGTGCCATTGATTTCGACAAATTTTCGACAGGTGTCTGATGTGTGCTAAAGGCCAAGAGCGGTCCGTCGCTATAGGTTATGGTGGCAAGTACACATTTCTTCTGCCTTGCGCTCAAAAGGCAGCCAGGCTGGTGATTCCACCCCAGCACACTGGAACTACAATTTGAATGAGGAACGAGGAGAAGATTGACGGCCCTGAGTTACCATCTAAACAGTCCAGCGTACCGGCAGCGGACTTAGGAATTCGTCCAGGTGGAGTGCCTGCTCTTCCTGACTGGGATAGAGCTGATGAGCCAGAGTTTCACAACTCGGCTCGATCAACTCCGGCTAGCTTCTTAGATGTCGCCCCAGCGAATGAAGAACAGAAGGTACGGATCAAGAATGTCAAGGACGTCGTGGGTGGCGTCCCACTCTAAGATATTTCGTCCCTCTGACGCATTGGCGATTGAACACATATGTCCGCAAGCCCCCGTCACGCTTGACCCGCTGGGTGTGTCTTTGGCACATAGATTTGTGATCCTCTGTTGAAGGTTGGCATAACGGATGGTGAGTTCCGGTGGTGACACTGCGATGGCTTTCACGATCAAGGGGTAGACATCGCAGACCTCTTCTGTCTTCAGCAAATAGGAGTTGCGTTCTGTCCCGCGGGTCTTGGGTCCATCCTTCATTAAATTGACAGTCGAAGTGTAATCGGTCGTCTGCGCGGTTCGAGTGCAAACCTGATTAATCAAGGATGAGTCAGTAGTAGGCGTGGCAGTTTCGGCTGCCCGCTCGCGAATGCCCATCTCAAAGCAACTGTTCAGACAGAGTGCCTGCATCAGTTGGGGGGAGCCGGCCGCCTCTTCGGCTAGTACTTCAATGAAGCCTAGGGGCATTGAGATGTTCAGTGCTTCGAATCCAATCGTTGCGATTTTGAGCAGCTCGGGTTTTTTCCAGTAATTGAAGTCCAGCTTGATGGCTCGACCGCGAAGATCGGCGTTTGCCTTGACTGCGTCGTCTGCGTGATATGGGACCGCTGCTAGAACGAAGAGGACCCCCTTGGCGGCAGCGTCTTTTATCTGGTTCGAAATCTCTTCTCGGGCCTCGGGCTTCACATAGTGAAAGTCATCTATGAAAACCACCAAGCCGGTGCCGGCCAGTTCCTTGATCAAAAGCGATAGGTAGTCAATCGCAGCATCTGCTTGCGTTGCGGTGCTGCTGATCCAATTGCCACCAGTATTGGCCTCTGCTCGGAAGACCCCCGGAATCCCACCGGCTACTTTCCCACCGGCACTTCCTTGAAAACCTGAAGTCTCGGTGACCTTGGCGGGCAAAGGGGTCCCCACTAGTGCGAAAACCCGGCCCCATAGCTCGTTAGGAGAATTAACCCCCGCACCAGAGACCGGCACTAGCCGGTCCTTACCGATGTTCTTCTCAATGAAGACCGTTTTACCAGACTTCGAAGGTCCAGAGAGGGTGACGGTCATTGAGGCGTCGAGACTGTCGTGCAACATCTGGGCATGCTTGACTAAATGGTCCTCGATGTAGGTGAACTCAGGGAATTTGCCGGGGGTGAAGACTTCGGAGACTTTCATCGGTTCGTCCATGCGGCTAATGATATTGTGAGATAGTCGCCGAAAGTCCACTTCGGCGCAAGACAGTGCTATGCGGTACGGTAAGTAAGAACAGTCGATGACAGACCACGATATTGATTCTGCCGAGCGTCGGCTCTGGGTCGACTCTGTCCATTGTGACTGACCGCTCTTGGCCGATTTTTGCCGGTCATGTCCGGTAGAAACTGACCAGAAGTGGACTGTTCCTCGTCTAGTAGATCCATAATATTGGTTTCGTCTTGGTTTTCTAAAAAATAAGTTGTCTTGATTATAGTTAAATTATCCCATTGGGTTGAAACTGCTCGCCGCAGTGCAGTAACGTGTCTTCATTCGATCACTGCTTACCTTGCGATCATTGTCATAACGTGCACGCCAGATTCTGCACTGCTCATGGAAATACTGCTTGGCAGCTTTACGACATTCGCGGTAATCGATTGATCCGCGTCGGTGATTGGCGCAGACACTGGAGCCATCTATGTGATTGTTTACGGATAGCCATTCTGCTAGGTAGTTTGTACCGCCATTCCAGCTTTTGATCCACTTAGAGGTTCGTTCGCGGTTTGCTCGATTGGTTTGGCGTTGCTGTGTTTGTTGGGGCGCAGATACTACTCGATGGGGTGCTGGCGGTGTGTAGGTGTTGGCCGGTTTTTGCGGCCTGTAATTACTATCGTTATAAACAGTTTGCTTAGGCTGGCTCTGTTGATGATTGCGTGCATTAACACTCTCCCAAAAAAGTTCTTCTGATGTCTTTTGGGGCTGGTTTTGGGGAGTGTTATCGTTAAGGGTGTGAGCAGGTTTCTCAAGTCTAGAGGGTTGGCTGGGTTGTGGTTTTGGAAGGAAAGAGAGCTTATTTCCTACCATGTGTAAGGCCAACCCTGAAAGTCCTAGCCCTAAAGCGATTGCGAGCGACCATTTACCAAAGCTCTGGCTCCGCTTTCTTCTTAAGTACTCCGGTGCATCGTCCTTGTCAGCTTTCATTCTTGCCTTCCGTCCGTAGGGCATACCATCGCAGTGCTACTTTTCTAGTGATCGCTATCCCGCGTTTTGATTGGGCAAGTTTCGATTGGCTTCGTCATAGTCGGGGCTAGTTTGGCCGACTTCTGGGGCAATGGAACCGCTTGCAATCCACAACGCGTAGTTAGGGAAAATTTTTACTAAGACGTCGATTTCTTCCGTGCTCACGCGAATGGCGCCTTTGCTGACGCTTTTCCATCTCTCGTAATCGCCCCCGTGAAGGCTGACCTTTTTGGGGCCGATTTTCTTTATTAATAGTCTTGCTCTATCAGCTGAAGTGCTCATATAGAAATTTATTCCGGGGGAATAGTTGCCCTGGCGTGGCTTTGGGGAAATAATTACTCCAGGGTAATTATTTCTCTAGCTGCGTATGGCTAATGCCACGAATAGTGACGGAATGAGCATGGAACTGGAAGAGCTTAACCCCGGCGCCCTGATAGGGCCGCAACAGGATGTGGAGTCCATCGAACGGTGGGCGGAGCGCAACGGCATTAGCTATGGCACCGCCCGCGCCTGGGTTTACCGGGGCGTGCTGCCGTCCGTGAAGCTCGGAAAGCTGCGCATGGTGAATAGCGCGCTGCTGCGCAACTGGCTGTTGGAACAGGAGTGGACAGCATGAAAGGAGGAGTGATGGACGCCTTTCAATTCTGCTTCGCGGGCATCGTCGGCAGCGTCTCCGGCAGGGTCGTGACCTGGGGCGGCCTGACTGTCGATATCGACCAGATCGAGAATGCTTGGCTCCGTCGGGCCATTGAAGACTATCGCTGTGGTCGTAGGGGGCAGAAATGAGCCATGGCCGCCAGTCCCTACTACCTACGCCAAACCCACGCCCCGGACTGCGGCTGCTCTGTGTGCTGGTCCGCAAGGCAGGCCATCCCATTGCACAACCCGTCGCCGTGTCCGGACTGCCAGCCCCCTGGGCTGCCCTATCGGGAAGGTGGCCGCTGGCTCTGCCGTCCCCGTTCCTTCTGCGCGAAACACGACCCGTCCCGGCGTCCGCCGAAGTACTGGCACGTTGTGTACGACAGCGGGAAACCCACGCCCTTTGTGCCTGTGCGCGAAGCATTCCAACTGGAGGGCTGACCCATGCTCGCTGACACCCTGAAAGCGCTGCTCCTGCTCTGCCTGATCCAGGCCGCCCGCACCGTGGCCGATCTGGTCAAGGGCCGCGCTCCCGGCTCGTCGGAACAGCTTCACCGTTCCGGCGAACGGAAGCACGGGCGGAGCGCACCCTTGAACGCCTCCCCCCTGAAACAGCCTCCGCTGGGGAGTGTGGGGCAGCTCCTCCGCCCCGCGCTCCCGAGCCCTCGGCGGCAAGAGCGGGATGACAAGGGCAGAGCCCTTGGTGTTGCTCTGCGGGTTCCAAGGGGAAGCGTTCCCCTTGGCCGTCGGAGACGACGTTGCGATAGGGATCGTTACCCGGATGGGCCGAGACGAGTACCCGTGGTTGGCTTGGTTCGCTAGCGAATAGAGCCCGGCCCGAAGGGATCGCCCGACAAATCACTTTCACCCAACACCGCTGAATGAAGGCGAAACAGCCGAATTTGCAGCAGCGGGACAACTCACGCCGAAAAAGGCGAATTGAAGGAGAAACACCGATGAACATGTTTGCAACCCAAGGCGGCGTCGTCGAACTGTGGGTCACCAAGACCGACACCTATACCTCGACCAAGACCGGGGAAATCTACGCCTCGGTCCAATCCATCGCCCCGATCCCGGAAGGCGCCCGTGGCAACGCCAAGGGCTTCGAGATCAGCGAATACAACATCGAGCCGACCCTGCTGGACGCCATCGTCTTCGAAGGCCAGCCGGTGCTCTGCAAGTTCGCCAGCGTGGTCCGCCCGACCCAAGACCGTTTCGGCCGGATCACCAATACCCAGGTCCTCGTGGATCTGCTGGCCGTGGGCGGCAAGCCGGTGGCGCCGACCGCCCAAGCCCCGGCCCGCCCGCAAGCACAGGCCCAAGCCCCGCGCCCGGCCCAGCAGCCGCAGGGCCAGGACAAACAAGACAAGTCCCCGGACGCCAAGGCGTAAGCCGTAGGAGGCCGCGATGCTCCGCTATCTCTCGCTGTTCGCGGTAGGTCTGGCCACCGGCTACGCCTGGGGCTGGATCGACGGCCTAGCGGCCTCCCTGGCTGTTTGAGGACTGATCGCTATGTCAGGCGTTGTCGCTGTGCAGGTGTGTACCGCGTGGACCTCGACCCCCGAGGGCTTCATGGCGTGTCGCGAACTTGCATGGCAACAGGCCTACCTGATTCCGCCCGAGGCCGCTGGATACGTGGACATCCTGGTCAACGGTGGTTTCTCCCCGGAAGCCTTTGGCATCGGTGCCGCTGGCGTCCTGGGATCGTTCGTGACGGGGCTTTTGATTGGCTGGGTCGCGTCACTTCTTCGTAAAGCCAAGTAGAGAGGAAACACCATGAAAGCAATGAAGCAACGCATCGCCAAGTTCAGCCCGGTCGCCTCGTTCCGCAACCTGTGCATCGCCGGTTCTGTCACTGCCGTGACTTCGCTGCCGGCCTTCGCCGGGGTGATCGACACCAGCGCGGTGGAATCGGCGATCACCGATGGCCAGGGCGATATGAAGGCCATTGGCGGCTACATCGTCGGCGCCCTGGTGATCCTGGCCGTTGCCGGCCTGATCTACAGCATGTTGCGCAAGGCGTAACGGGTGCTCTGGTCGGTGTGGTTGGGGGCGTTCTTCGCCGGCGCCTTCATCACCGGGTACCGGACCGGCGAATTCTTCTAACCGAACAGACCGAGGCGGAAGCCCCCTCCGGAGTTTCCGGCAGGGGGCTTTTTCATGGGTGACTGGATGAGTAACAACGCACGTTCCGGCCTTGGCCGACTTCTTCCGCTGCTGGGCCTGCTGGTCTCGCTGCTGTGGCATCCCTTGGCGAGCGCGGACTTCTACCAATGGAAGATTTCCATCCCCGGAAATCCCACGGCCTTCTTTCCATCCTATACGGCGGCATGCCAGTACTACTTCGATAACACGTCGGCCAACTGGCTAAAGAAAGTCAACAAACTGAGCTACAAGGAAGTTCAGTGCAGTGTTTCGGGTACTGGTGGAATCACTTGGGAGACGAAGACTGCCATCTTGACTGGCGATAGCTGTCCTCCAGAGCAAGAACTCGATCCGGCCGACGGTGCCTGCAAGCCGCCACCCGAAGAGTGCAAGGAAGGCGAACTGTTTCCGGCCAAGGGCCCGGACTCGCCTGTTGTCACCTCGGGCGGGCGGAACTATGTCGGCGACGGCGGCGCACCGAGCGCCTGTTATCAAAGCTGCGAGTACGGCGGCAACCCCAGCCCGGCCAGTTGCTATCTGGTCAAAGGCTCCACCACGACCGGCTTCTGCAATTACATCCTCAAGGGCACCGGACAGAATTGCGGTGCCGATTCCTACACCTTCGCGCAGACCGGCGACTCGCTGAACCCGCCCGACACCCCGAACACCGATCCTTCCGACCCGAACGACCCCGGCTGCCCGCCCGGCTGGTCGTGGTCGGGGACTACCTGCGTCAAGACCCCGACCGATCCCACGGATCCAACCGACCCGACCACGCCGGGCGGTGATGGCGACGGCGGCGGCGATGGCGATGGCGGTGGAAACAACAACGGCGGCGGCAACGACGGCGGCACCGGCAATGGCGGCGACGGCAGCGGGGGAGGGGACGGCAACGGCGGGGGCGATGGTAGCGGCGACGGTGACGGCAGCGGCACGGGCGGCGATGGCAACGGCACCTGCGACCCGGCGAAAGAGAACTGCTCCACCGGCCCCGAAGGCCCCGGCGGCGAACTCAAGGAACCCACGCCCGGCACCTGGGATGACGCTATCGCCACCTGGGAAAAGAAGGTCGAGGAAGCCAAGCAAGAACTCAAGACCAAGGTGAAGGCCAACGTCGATCAGATGAAGGGCGCGTTCGACCTCAACCTGGCGGAAGGCGGCGGGCAACTGCCCTGCGAGCCCATGACCATTTGGGGCAAGTCCTACTCCCTCTGTATCTCCGACTACGCCGGCCAACTCTCCAGCCTGCGCGTGGCGCTGCTGCTAATGGCCGCGCTGATCGCCGCCCTCATTCTGCTGAAGGACTGACCCTATGGAATGGCTCTCCGGTTTTCTCGATCAGATCATCGCCTTCTTCCAGTGGATCTGGGATTTCTTCGCCCAAGGCATCTATGACTTCGTGCGCGACGGCCTGGTGGTCGCCACCAAGGCGTCGATGTACGCCGCGCTCCAGACCCTGATCCTGCTGATCGATGTCAGCTACACCGCCGCTCGCGAACTGATCGACAGCCTCGGCGTGCCGCAGATGATCCGCAGCATGTACGCCGCGCTACCGGGGCCGATTGCGGCGGGTCTGGCCTTCTTCGGCGTGCCGCAGGCGCTGAACATCATCATGGTCGCGGCGGCGACGCGCTTCTGCATGCGCTTCGTGCCGTTCATTGGGAGGTGATCCGTGTCGATCAAGATCCATCACGGCCCCAATGGCTCCTACAAGACCTCCGGCGCGATCCAGGATGACGCCGTGCCCGCGCTGAAAGACGGGCGGGTGATCATCACCAACGTGCGCGGCTTCACCCTGGAGCGGGCCTATCAGGTCTTTCCGGACCTGCCCAACACGGCGGAAATCATCAACCTCGATCTGGAGTCGCTGGAAGACCTCGAAAAGATGCGCACGTGGTTCCAGTGGGCGCCCCGCGGGGCCTTCTTGATCTTCGACGAAACCCAACTGCTGTTTCCCAAGTCCTGGCGGGAAAAAGACCTCGAGCGCTTCGACTACCCCGGTGGACCGGAAGCGGCCCATGCGGCCGACCGCCCCATGGGCTGGCTCGACGCCTGGACCCGGCACCGGCATTTCAACTGGGACATTGTCCTCACCACGCCGAACATCTCCTACATCCGCGACGACATCCGCATGACCTGCGAGATGGCCTACAAGCATTCCAACCTCGCGGTGATCGGCATCCCTGGCCGCTACAAGGAGGCCCAGCATGACGCCCAACTCAACCGTCCGCCCGCCGATGGCACCATCATCGAGTACAAGCGGATCCGAAAGCAGACCTTCGCCCTCTACCAGTCCACGGCCACCGGCAAGACCCAGGACACCAAGGCGGGCAAGAGCCTCTTCCGGTCGCCTAAGCTGGTTCTTCTACTGGCATTGCTGGCCGGCACTATTGGCTTTGTCTGGTATATGGGGCCTCTGCGCACGATTGGCGGTCCGGCTGCTGCGACACCTGCCGACGCTCCTGGCGACCCTGCTCAAGCCCCTGCTGCGCCCGCTGCTGTGGCTGCTCCAGCGCGTCCTGCTGCGAATAGCTTTCTTCCTCCTGGGCTTGTACCTGATGGGCCTGCTGCTGCGCCTGTTGATCTGAACGCCCATCCCTTCGCCGATCGACGGATCTCCATCCTCGCCCACGCCTACCGCAAGTCGCGGGGCGATATCTACCTGTTCGCCCTGGAGGATCCCACGGGCCGGCGCCTGGAACTCACCAGCTGGCAACTGATCGGCTCCGGCTACCGGGTAACGCCCAAGGGCGAGTGCGTCGTAGAGCTTCGCTATGAGGACTGGAAACAGACCGTCACCTGTGCCGGGAGGCAGGCCGGCGCGGTGGCCAGCATCGTTCCGGCAGCGCCTGTCGCCGCCTCTGCGGGCGCCTCGCCGAAGGGGCAGACGCCGCTGACCATCGTTCCCGATTCCGAATACGCCTCGCGGCCCTGGAGGCAGAAATGATCGATTGGGAATTTCTCGTCCCGGTGGCGATGGGCTGGGCGCTGCATCACTGGTGGACGGTGATGACGGCGTTAGCGGCGGTAGGGGTGCCGCCATGAGGGGCGGGCCGCGCCGCCGGCCGGGAGCGCAAGGCATGAGCGATAGGCCGAAGGCGCGGCCGACGCCCCTGTAACACGTCAGATAAGCCACCTATTGCGGTTTCAATTCGTACCAATTTGGATCGTTGAAGATGAAGAAAATCAGCCATCAAATTCGCGTCAGTATCGAGTCGGACGGTCAGGTCTTGGAAAGCCCGAAAGGGCGGTTGTTCTTCGACGACACCACGGCTCAATTCACCGACCTGTCAGGCGTGCGCATTCTGCGGTGCGGCGTGGATACGGTGCGGCAGTTGTACAACGGCAAGCTCCGGCCGGAAGTCATGGCGCTGTTCGATCTGTCGGTGGATGTGGTCGAGTTCGCCGGCTACGAGTGGTCCAAGGGTCGAATCGGTCGGGACTCCGGCTATCAGTACCGCCTGCAGAACGCCGAAATGGGCCTGATCCTGCTGATCAAGAACCACAACATCAAGGTCGACACCATTGGCTCGCACCTCAAGATCGAGGTGTCGCCCCATGCCCTCGACGGCGCCGATCCGCATATCCTCCAGGGTGTGCTGGATGACTTGGCCGCTGCCGTGCTGAGCCACTGCGAGACCAACCAAGCCGCTGTGCATATCGCCCTGGACGTGCAGGGCTGGAAACCACCTCGCGATCTGGTGGACCGTATGCATTGCCGCTCGCGTCGGGTGCGGCAAATCAGCGGGATCGAGCGGATCGAGTTCGATGGCAACGCCTCGGTCTACGGGCGTGGCGAGACGTACATGTTCGGCTCGGCTAACGGCCTGCAACTGTCGATCTATAACAAGACCCTCCAGGCTCGGGCCACCGACAAGCTCGACTATTGGGAAAGCGTGTGGGCGACCCTGAACGGGGATCCGTTCGGCGATGGCGACCCGGCCTATAACCCCCTGGAAACGGTCTGGCGGCTCGAATTCCGTTTCCACCACTCCATCGTCCAGCAGTTCTCTGAAGGCTCGCGTATGGCCTCCGGGGAGGTCATTGGCTGCCGCACCTATGAGGGCCTCTGCCCGCATCTGCAAGGACTGTGGAACTACGCCTGCGAAAGCTTCAAGCTGCTGAGCCGGACGGCGGTCTACGATCCGTTCTGGAGCCTGATCAGTCAGGACGCCCGCGTCCAGGTCGAGTGCGATCCGCTGATCGAGCGCACCGAGTACCGGCGCTATTACAAGACCGCCAAGGGCTTCAGCGGGCGTAACTGCGAGATGTTCCTCGGCCAGTTCGTGAGCCTGATCGCGCGGGAGCGTGTCCCGGCAAAAAAGGCTATTGAGTCCGCCCGTAAACTGGAGTTCTGGCACGTTATCGAAGACCACTACCTGGCCAAGGGTTGGACTCGTCGCGATCTGGAAAGGCACATACACAAGCTGATGTGTGATCGGTATCTGCGGCGGGGGTATGCCGTCTAATGTCGATCACCAAGCTCCCCGATGGCCGTTGGTTCGTCGATGTAGAACCGATCAAGGGCAAGCGCTTTCGCAAGCGGTTCAAGACCAAGATGGAGGCGCAGCAATTCGAGGCCACCGCGCGTCAGAAGTGTGCGGAAAACCCCTGCTGGACGCTCAGGCCGAAGGACCGTCGGCGTCTCTCGGAGTTGGTCGAACTCTGGTATGAACTGCACGGCCAGACCCTGAGCAACGGGCATCGTTGCGTGGCGATTCTGCGGTTGGTGGCAAAGGACCTGGGCGACCCGGTCGCTGTCTCCCTGGAGCCCGCGAAAGTGGCTCGGTTGCGTAGCCGGCAGATAGCCAATGGCATGTCGGGCAAGACCGCGAATAACCGTCTTGGCTACCTCAAATCCATATACAACGAATTGCGTCAACTCGGCGTCATTGACTATGAGAATCCGGTAGGGCGCATGCGGCCGCTCAAGCTTCAGGAAAGACCGCTGTCGTACCTGACCAAGCATCAGGTGTCCGAACTGCTTACGGCCCTGGATGCGCGCACCACGTCGCCACATCCGAAGATGGTCGCTCGTATCTGCCTCGCGACAGGGGCTCGATGGGGTGAGGCTCAGGCGCTGACGCCGGAACGTCTGAAAGGTAATACGGTGATCTTCGCCAACACCAAGTCCAAGCGTGTGCGCTCGGTGCCGATCTCGGAACAACTGGCCGCCGACATTCGCCGGCATTGGCAGACCCACGGGCCCTTCACGAACTGCCTTGGCGTGTTCCGCCTAGTGCTGCTGTCGACCTCGATCAAGCTGCCGAAGGGGCAGGCCAGCCACGTACTGCGCCACACGTTCGCCAGTCACTTCATCATGAACGGTGGGCACATCGTGACCCTACAGCACATCCTGGGGCACGCCTCGTTATCGATGACGATGCGCTATGCGCATCTATCGGAAGAGCATCTATCCGAAGCTGTGAAATTGAATCCGCTTAACGTTATCCGTGCTGGGTAGGTTGCAATAGGACAGGATCGGGATCGCTCTGCGGCCAGAGTACAAGGCCAAACGGGTCTGTTTTAACGAGAATTCCTGGCTCGTTGACTTGCCATTGGTTCATGTCTTCGGCTGTGACGATTATTGCCTCAACGGTTCCAGTTGTTTGGCCGGATTCAATTAAGACTGTATCGCCGATCTTTATCTGTTTGCCGCAAAGGTAATGCAT